AGCAAGGATGAGGAGCGTCTGGCTATCGATGTATTGGAATATCGTATTCGTTTCATTGAGCGCACATTGCTCCACAAAGCCTACATACTAGGGAAAGTGGCTGCCATGCGGAATAATGGAGTTCAGCAAGCTATTGTTAAATCCGATCCTGAAGGCGAAGACTACCAAATTTGGCATAACATCGTTATTGACTTGAATGATATCTCACTTGAGAATTTGCCACCTTATCATCCAAATTGTCAGTGTGACCTAGAACCGGAGCCATCAAATGCCTGACATACTTCATCCTTCGAAATGGGCAAAGCCAATAGCCGACTTTAGAGACTTCTCTAGTTTCGTCGCTACCCCTATTGCCATAGAAGCTGGAAAACAGCATCTATTCGAGACCAAGGACAGTACCGAACCATCTGGTTATAGACTCCGTGCGAAAGTCCGTATGACCTTCGCTGGTATCCGAACCAGAAATAAGGCCGTCTATCTCCCAGACGAGCACTACAAATCAGCCATCACCTTTATCAAGCCATACCCAAAGCCAATTCAGCTCCACCACCAAGATGACAGAGATCCCATTGGCCGTGTAATAGATGTAAGGTATATCGACACGACTAATGAAGCAGTGAATGTTGATAGTCGTGTCGGCGGCATAATGAAAGTATTCAAGGATTCTAAGGCCAAGCCGATTGCTCGCCTGGGAACAATCCCAACATTCTTGAGTATGTCCCAGAACAACCAGTATCGTGGTGTCGGGCACATCTTAGGATTGTGGGACGTAACAGATCCAGACGCTATCCGTAAAATCTTGGACGGTAGATATCTAACTGTCTCTACAGGAATGGCCCCTCGTAGCGCATACTGCTCAGCTTGTGCACTGCAAGGAGAGCTAATCGATTGGGCTCGTCAGGTTTGTGAGCACGAACCAGGGGAGATTGTTGATGGAGTTGAGTGCGTCAAGGTCCCGATGAATTACGACTGGGAAGAAGTTTCACCAGTCAACCATCCAGCTGCACAATTAGCTCAGATCATCGAAGTCGGCAACGACATAACTTTCGCAGATGCTATCCAGAAGAACCAACCTATTGCATATCCTCTCTTTGAAGACTGCTTCGCGGTGAAGAACGATACGGTCGTAAGACTTACTGATTCTGCTAATGTTGATGCGGATAATCTTTTTGATTGGACAAATGTAAATAAGTTGGATAACAATGCAAATACCCCACACATTCACCAAGCTAATGTAATTGGAGAAATGAAACAAGATCGGGGACTTGACCAAAAAGGACTAACAATGAAACTAACTGAACTTACAAAGGATACAGCTTCAAATTATGAAGCAATCGCCAAGCACCTCGACGGTGCTGCACGCCTTACCGGCGATCTTTTGAAGGACCTGGAAGACTCTGTCTTCATTGGACCCAACCGTACGTTCCCGGTACGAGACCTCAAGCACGCCGAAGCAATCAAGTCATTGCTCGAGGAGATTGAGGACTCTGATTCCAAGGCTGCTATCCTTGAGTCGCTGACTGATAAGGTCACAGCACTTACTTCCCCTGGTGACTCTCCCGCTGAAGAGTCCACGGAAGTAAGCGTTGAAGATTCGGCAGCCCCAACAGATGAAACAAACGATCTAGTTTCTATCACAAAAGATGCACTAGCTGTCTACGAAGCAAACGCAGATAAGCTTTCTGATCTAACTACAGAAAGAGACATTCTAAAGCAGCGTGTCGCCTCGCTGAAGGCTGAAGTTCAGTCTCTCACTGCAGCACAGGCTGATACTCTTAAGGCTTATAAGAGCATGCTCGCTGACGCTCTCGTAGATGCTCAGATCTCTCATGGCTTCAAGATTGAAGACAAGGTCGAGACGGCAAGAGTCTTTACTGAGCGCAGCATCGACTCCCTGAGAAATTCTCTACAGGATCTTAAGGCTCAGGCTGTAAATGGCGCAGCACGCAAGCCAACTGGCGAACGTGTTGAGGATCCAAGAACAGCTGACTCTGCAGACACGAAAGAAAGAGTTGAAGCAGTTGATAGAAACAAGTATAAGGTAATCTTCGAGACTTTCTACGATAAGTACTATGGTCCTGAAGGTCCGTCAGCAGCAAAAAGATATCTTCAGGATGCGCGTGCAAAGGGACTAATCCCAGCCAACGTACAGCCATAATTTTGGAGGACATTTAAGAAATGGCAGTTTACAACCCAACAATTAAGAGGTACGCAAGAGACTTCGGCGTGATGGTCCCAAACGTGGAGTTCTGCCCAACAGAATATCCGCGTTTACATGCACACGTAGCCCCATACTTGCCTCTTCAGCTTTTCGTCGAGAAGCATAACGAATACTACGTTGTGCTTCAGGGCAAGGTCGTAGCTCTTGATAGCATGGGCTTCCTTGTTCCAGCCGGTTACGCTATTGAACAGGAGACAGCAGAAGGTCTGGCAAACTGGGGAAGCGGCAACGTTAACTTCACGTCGGCTAATGCCAGTGCTGATTTTATCCGCTACTCACAGGCAGATGTCGACAACGGTGTAAAGAACTCTCGCGGTATTGCAGTAACGCTGAACGAGCCAGTTATCTATTCTATGATTAGAATGGATGGCAACCCTCTTCAGGCATATAGCGATAGCGACGTGACAGTCGACTGCGATGGTGCTATGACATTCGCTGTTACGATTGGTGATCATATTGGTTGTGCATCGGGCTCTTGGCTCCGCACATCGATGGACACAATCAGCCGCGCTTCAAACGCACACTTGTTCAATACGGGTTCGGCAACAGGCATGGAAGCTCGCAAGGCAGAGGATGATGGCACTCTAGAGCGTAATGAGCACTGGCGTCTCCAGATGGAGCCAAAGACAGTCCGTACGAACTACTGCTTGATCCTCCCAGTCGTAGATTCGTATGATCCGTTGATCGAGGGTCAGATGGTTGCTGTTGCTGATGACATCACAGACTTCGTCCGTGGTTCTCGCGTAACATTCGACCGTGACTCGAACATCGTTGTTGCAGAGCCGGAGGCAGTCACTGTAGGTGGTGCACTCCAGGCTGACATCCAGGATGCTGTAGATGCTGCGCTTGCTAGCTTGAAGAAGTACCACAACCGTATCGTCGGTCAGGTAATCAAGATCGATACTCGTCACCCGAAGTCTCTCCTTGATAAGGTCAAGACTCGCTGGGACGCATCGATTCCGGGCTTCGAGGCTCTCGACCGCATGCCAGGTTCGGCAACTGACGGATACCCTGACAACATGCATAAAGCACAGTCAACAATGGGCGAAGTCGTAATCAGCCTATTCATGCGCTAAGGAGTAAACCAAGATGGCTATTAGAGATATGAATCAGCTTAGGAAGATGCCATTCCACGAAGTGGACGCAAAGGCTGATGTAAAGTTCAAGGACTTTGAGTACGCTTGGCGTTCTCCAAAGCACCAGCTTCCAGATGGCAGAGAACTGAAGATGAAGGACGTTTTGACCATGTGGGAATCCCCATTGTGGGTTCCTAAGGTCATTAACAACAACATCCAGGAAGCAATCGAGCCTATGCTTATTGCAACCAACATGTTACAGCGTCTTCCATTCAATGGCTACGGGACATTCGTCGACATGCCAGTTATGGGTGCTGTAGACGGTGATTTCGAGGTCGGCGAGCTTGAGACGTTCCCTGAATTGCGTGTGACCTATGGTCCAGCAGCTCAGATCGCTAACGCGCCAGCCAAGTACGGTGTTGCCGTGAAGTTCTCGGATGAGGTACTTCGCTACTCTCAGTTCGATGTAATCACGATGGCAACTCGTCAGGCTGCTCGCGCTCTAGCACGTAACAAGGAAGAGAAGATTTGGAATATGTGGTACAAGCTTGCTCGTGTAACCCACGACAACTTGAGCCCATTGAATTCGGCATTTGGTACGACAACTGGTCGCGATTTGACAGGTGCACAGAACGGTACTATCACGATGGACGACGTCTTTGAGATGTACGCACAGGTTCTAGCTCATGGTTATACCCCGAACCTCTTGTTCGTTCATCCTTTGACATGGCTCATGTTCCTCCAGGACGCTCAGCTTCGTGCTTTCGCCCAGATGAACCAGCAGGCTTGGTACCCAGGTCAGTGGACAGGCAACCCAGCTCATCAGGATTTCCCTGCTGGCTTCGGTGGTCAGGCTCTACCGGGTGGTCAGGCTCGTTCGTGGCCTAACCAGAACGGTCACGTTCCTAAGGATGGAGACGGAAACGTTCTACCAATCGGTGCAGATGGCGAATATCAGAACTTGCGCACAGCTCCAGTTCTACCAAGTTATCTTGGCTTGCCTTTCCGTATCGTTGTTAGCCCCTGGGTTCCTTATGATGTGTCCTCGAACACCACAAGCATCATCATGGCAGATAGCAATGAGCTTGGGTTCTACATCGAAGAGCATGGTCCTAAGTCGAATGAGTGGACAGACCCTGAGACTGACATCCTGAAGATCAAGATTTCCGAGCGTTACTTGATTCGTCCAAAGGATAGAGGCCTAGGTTTGGCAATTGCAAAGAACATTGTAGTAGACAGCAACAAGATCATCCTCCCAGCAACGGCACACATTGATGTGGCTGGAAGCATCTCTGCTGCAACTCGTAACGTAGCTGTTCCCTAATTAATTAGGCTGAACTGAATGCTAGGGCCCTCGCCTGATAAGGTGTCAGGGCCCTTTTTATTAGGAGTCAAAAATGTCACAGGTTGATTTTTCAAAAGTATCAATTGTCGATAGAGTCGACACTCTAGAGTCCGATGCTGCGGATCTCCAGGTCGGTCAACTCTACGCTTCGCTTACCGCTGCTGCCGAAGTTGGCAATGTCCGTGCTGTCGCTATTCAGGTAAAGGACTTCAGTGGCACAAATGTTGCTGCTGCTTGTAAGTTCCACTGCCAGGTATTCGACGCAAACATGCTAGCTGCTGTTGTCGGCTCTTGGCGCCTAGCCGAAACTGGTGCTGGATCAGAAATTACTACTACGGCCAAACCGTCTCTAATTATCCAGACAAGTGCGAATGGGGCTGCTACTGTGTCGGTAACAGATGTTGCTGGTGCATCAAACACGACTGTTTATCTAAAGGTGAGTCCTCTAGGCAACTTCGGTCGTGACGAGTACATCGCACTTACATTCGATAACGCCTAATTAATTTAGGTTTTACTGGACAAGGTTAATTGAGCAGACATATACTTACTCCGGTTAACCTAAACTGGAGTAAACATTATGCATATTTACCTGAACCCACCTCGTGCCTTCTGGCAAATCCCAGATACTAATATCACTTTAATGAAGGCGAAGCCTCTGAGAGAGATCTCAGAGGCTGAACTATCCAAGCTCTCAGTAGAGCAGCGAACTATTCTCGACAAATCTTTAGAGTCTGGAGTTGTTCGTTCTATCGACTCAGAGAGTCCACTACTTGGATCTCTTGGGGCAGGGGGATTGGATATCCTTGCCCTCTCCGCTGCTGAGATTCAGCGTAAGCATATTTCAAGAATCGTAATGCAAAGAAGGGCTGGTCTTGCCGAACTAAACTCTCTTCTGGAAAGAGAGAAGGCGAAACCCTCCCCTCGAGAAGATGTGATTACAGTAATCAAGTATGGAATTGAGCGCATTCATCAAGAAGATCCAGATACCCTTGAAGATAAGTTCTACAGGGAAATAGAAGTGATCGAGGACGTTATTGAGCCAGAAGTGCCAGTAGAGGCACCTAAGAAGACCCGCACAAGGATGAATAAGCTGGCCATGGAGACTAACTAACAAATGAAGCAACCATATCTTAACTCGTTGATGGCATCACTATTAGCCGAACCCAGTCTAATTGCAGACGGTTTTGCCGATGGGAACGTTGATACTACGATCACCGAAACGAAGACGTTCTTGAGAGACACCACAGACGAGGATTCAGACGTGGTTTTCACAAGGCAGATAGAGAAGAATGCTGATGGCGACATTCTCTCAATTTCAACATGGTCGATAGCCAATGCTCCGACTGTCACAGATGTCTCAACAGACCAAGACGACGACGCAACCGTGGCCCGCTCAGGGACAACGGAACTGACCATTACGGGGTCTAACTTCGGTGCTGAAGACACAGACATAGAAGTCTACTTATTTGTCCGTCAGAGGAATAAGGTCGACTGTATCGCCCCTACGCCATTCAAGAATAGGATCAGAATCCCAGCAACTATCACCAGCATATCTGTTGGGGATGATGCGATCATAGCTGAGGTCACCCTGGAGAGTCTCTATGGATATGACCCAGGTCCAGGCCCATGCGAAGTTCTGGTCTTTAACCACAAGCGTCTTCTTGTCTCAGAAGAATTTCAACTAACGGTTCTCTAATGCGTAGACACTCGTACCTCCGTGCAGGAGCAATCAATTCCCAAAATGGCTCTTCTGGAGGTACGGTCGTCGTCGTTCCTGGCGAAGATAGCGTGTGGTCCTGCGACCCCGGTCTTCCTCTAAACTCTCTCGTCTATATTTCATCTTCAAATACTGTTGCAGAAGCCGATGGCTCTTCTCAGGATACTATGACATCCATAGGTTTTGTCTCGTCAAAGAGTGGCTCATCTTGTAGCGTCCATTCGGCTGGGGAACTTGCAGGCTTCGAGGGCCTAATCCCTGGGCGTACATACTATGCGGGTAAAGAACCAGGGACAATCTGGACCCCAACAGAAGAAGATGAAACTTTTCCTCTTGTCGTTCAGGTCGTGGGCAAGGCTAAAACTGAAGAAGTTCTATTAGTTATGATCAACCCAGGCCCATTTATTCTCTTCCCTCCAATATCCCCTTAACTAGCACCACCGCACAGTTATTGATTTCCTGAAACTTGGCAAGCATGATTTGTATTAACTGTCAAGTGTAAAACTTATAACGCTTATATATTTCTTATAAGCAGGGGGAGACAATGGCAAAGGCATATACATTTAGCGCTTCAGGTGGTTTGGTCCCTGTTGATGCCCTAGAAGCTGCCACATCTATTAATATCGCCAGCAGCGCATTCGTCGCTGATACCAACGGTATTACAATGGGCTCGAACAAGGATATTACCTTGTCAGGTGGTGGCGAGATTCTCGGCCTGCCAACTACCCCATCAGCATCAGATGCAGCTGCCTCGAAGGCATATGTGCAGTCGTACGCTGATAGCGTAGCATCAGGTCTTGATGTCAAGAAGAGCGTAGTCGCGGCAACTACCGCTGCTCTAACAGATGCCGTAACTTATGACAATGGAGCTTCTGGTGTTGGGGCCACGCTGACAAGCAACTCGAATGCTGCCATGCAGCAGGTAGACGGTGTGTCTCTTTCTGCCGGCGACAGAGTCCTCATCAAGGATCAGGCAGACCCAGAGCAGAACGGTATCTATGTTGTGACTAACGCTGGTAACATTATCTCTGCTCCATACATTCTTACTCGTGCAACCGACGCAGATACTGGTGGTGCAAATGGTGAGATGACTCCGGGCATGTTCTGTTTCGTAGAGCAGGGTTCGACTAACGCAGACACAGGTTGGGTGCTCAGCTCCCCTGATACGGCCATCACAATGGGAACTACCGAAGTTACATTCACTCAGTTCTCCAGTTCAGGTACGATTACAGCTGGCGCAGGCCTGACAAAGACAGGTGGCATAATCGATGTGGTCTCGGGCAACTCGGCCATCGTAGTTAATACTAACGATATCACATTGACTCTTGCCACGAACTCTGGTCTTGAAATCAGCTCAGGACTGAAGATGGATCTCGATAGCAACTCTGGCTTGGCCCTCGGAGCTGGAGGTGTGAAGCTTGATGTGAGTGCACTGGCAAGCGGCGCAGGCGTATTTAGCGGAAGCACCATTGATGATGACTACTTCCCTTACTACGATGTTGCTAACTCCGCAACGAAGTATGTCGGCTTCGCTCAGCTTGCAAGCACAATGGCAGGAAATGGCCTTGCTGCTTCTGGTGGTGTACTTGCCCTTGCCCTCAGCGAGCTAAGCACAAAGGCATCTCCAGATTCTCTTGACATGATTACGCTTGTTGATGCATCAGACAGCAGCAGCAAGAAGGCCTCGATGGCTTCGCTTGCGGCAATCATGGCCGGCCTGTTGGACGGCGGAGCTCTTGTTGTAGAAAGTGATGAGCTGGCAGTGAATGTGGACAATAGCACAATCGAGATTAGTTCTGACGCGATCCAGGTCAAGGACCTCGGTATCACCGAAGATAAGCTCGCTGCAAGCTCTGTCACCGCTGATAAGCTGCTGCTTTCTTCGGACTCGTCAAGTCTTGTCTCGAATGCGGCCATCACTGCTCCACTAAACAAGGCTGCTTATGTTGTTACCGCAACTGGCAAGGTCGCCCTAGCTGCAAACAGCCAGGCTGGCATGCATGTCCAGGGTCTGCTTGGTAACGGTTCGGACATCTCTGCAGCCAATGAGGACGTCAGCCTCTATACTGTCGACGGATCCTTCCTCTCGATTGCATCGGCTGCACGAGATTCGGCGAACTTTACCCCTGGTGCAATCGTATACGCAATTGCTTCTGGATTGCTAACAACAGACTTTGCGAACGACATCGACTCGGGAGACTGGTGTTGCCCTGTCGGAACTTCTGTAGGCACAGACTCCTTAATTCTTAGAATCGGGCTGCCTTTCCAGAAAGCCTAATTTAGTTCGATAGTGAATGGTTTTGAAAGGGGAGCTTGCGCTCCCCTTTTTCTTTTTCTATAATCATGCTGAATCAAGTCATTGATTAGATTATTGAACTTTTGATTATAGGATTAAGTATGATCGAGAAAAGAAAAGTCCCCGATGCGGATATGGAAATCATTAGAAACATGGACCAGCAACTTGAATCGTTAGTAAAGATGCACCACAAAGTTCGAAAAGATTTTCTACGCGCAGAAGCCGTCCTGCTCAGAGAGCATGGCACTTGTGAGAGAGAATTGAAGACATTTGTTGTTGGACTGTTAAAATCGTTTGATGTCCCAGAAGAAGATATAAAGAATTGGCGACTAAATGTCGAAGAAGGAGAATTCACGAAAGAAGGAGAAGAGCCTGAAGCAGTCCCTGAGCCAGAGGCTATAGAAGAGCCCGAACCTGAACTTTCGAAAGAAGCTAAGGCCCTTCAGGAAATTCGTAAGAAATATAAGAGGTAAAAATGGAAATTTCCGCCACTAGCCCAGAGAACGAAGACGAAGGACGTCCCTTAAACACAGTTATATCTGTAACTTTTGATGAGGAGATTGATCCAGATAGCATCCAGGCGGGCGCATTC